GAGCTTTAATGGTGATATAAAAATTAAAACAACACTAGATGATGACGTTACTGTTTTTGACAGAGACTTTACTACATTTAGTAAACAAACTACAGATACCGGTAGCATTACGCTCTATCAAAACATCGATGACGAATATTTAATTGCAGAAGAACTAGAACATCCAAGTGTAATAGATGCAATGTTCGGTGATCTAGTAATTGTAAACGGCAACGAAGTTTATGTCGGAGCACCTAGACTAGTCAACGAGGACGGTGTTAAAGGTGCAGTTGTAAACTACGGAATGCCTAGAGGCAAATATAGTTGGGAAGTTTTACGTTCTAGTGTAGATGTTGTAGATCTTAAGAAGATTAAACAGGCATTCTTGTATAATGTTAAAACTAATAAACTAGTTGAATATCTTGATTATGTTGACGTACAGCAAGGTAAGATTCCTGGTCCTGCAGAACAAGAAATTACGTTCAAGAGCTACAACGATCTTGCACGTTACAATAACACAATAAATGCAAGACAGTTTAGCGAATACAACAACTGGGAAGAAGAACATGTTGGCAAACTATGGTGGGATTTAAGCACTACTAGGTTTAAAAATGCATACACAGGCGATGCAATAAATCAAACCAACCGTTGGAACAAGATTGTTCCTGGTTATAGTGTAGACGTTTACGAGTGGGTAGAAAGTAATTTGATTCCAAGCGAATGGGATGCAGTTGCAGATACTCCGGATGGTTATGCAAAAGGTATCAGCGGAACATCGAGATACGGTGACGATGCGTACTCGCAAAAACTAGTCTTTGATCCAGTAAGCCAGTCATTCAGTACAAAATACTACTTCTGGGTTAAGAACAAATTTACTATTCCTGACATGGACGGTCGCAGCATAAGTGCAGGCGACGTTGCTAGATTGATTCAAGATCCAGCGGGTCAAGGCTACAGATTTGCTGCACTACTAAGCAACCGCAGATTTGCACTGTTTAATTGCAGAAGTTTAATAGCAGACACAGATGTTGCTCTAAACGTTGCTTACTATACTCAAGATACACAAGAACAAAACGTCCACAGTGAGTACCAAATCGTAAGCGAAGGTCTAGAAACAAGTCAACCTAAAGAAGACATTCTTCGCAAGTGGATTGACAGTTTAACTGGATACGACAGTGCAGGTCGTCAAGTGCCTGATCCTGAATTGTCACCTAGACAAAAATATGGAGCACTTTCTAATCCACGTCAGGCTATGTTTGTAAACAGACAAGAAGCCCTAAAACAAACTGTTGAAAGAGCTAACCTCGTACTGTCAAGAAATATTATGGTTGACGAGTTTGACTTTGACAGATTAAACAGTAAAGAAGCAGAGCCTCGTTTAACTACATTTAGTTATGATATTGTTGTTGATACAATTGAAGATCTAAGTTTTGTTGGAACTGAGAGAGCAGAACCTGCACAACTTCGTTTAGAACTAAACAACGGCAGCGTGAGAAAAGTAACTATTACTAACAAAGGTCGTAGTTATGTTGACCCTACTTATGTTCCAGGCGAAAGCACAAGACGTAAAGGACCAAGCTACACTGTTATCGGCACAGGCGAAGGCTTAGAGCTAGATTTAACAATCAACAACATTGGGCAAGTAACAAAGGTCGATATTCTAAATCCGGGAATAAACTACGAGTCAACTACACAAGTTGTTGTTCGTAGATTAAGTGTACTAGTTCGTAATGATAGCACCGTAGACGGTCGTTGGGCAATATACGAATGGAACGAAACAACTACATCTTGGGATAGGAAGCGTGTTCAAAGTTACAACACTTCTCTATACTGGGATTATGCAGATTGGTATGCAGAAGGTTACAACCAGTTTACAACAATTGATTATTCAGTTGACTTTAGTTATCAGCTACCGTCAACTAATGCAACAATTGGCGATATTGTTAAGATCCAGACAATCGGATCAGGCGGCTGGCTGTTACTCAGAAGAGTATCACTAACTGGTTCGAGGGATTATACTGAAGATTATGAAACTATTGGTAGACAGAATGGCACAATTCAGTTAAGCTCTAAATTGTATGATGTTGCAGTAAGTAACGTAGGCTTTGATGCATTTGCGTTTGACAGCAAGTTCTACGATTCAGAACCAGTAGTAGAAACTAGACAGATACTCGAAGCACTAAAAGAAGATTTGTTTGTTGACAATCTTGCAAAAGACTTTAACGAATTATTCTTTGCAAGTGTAAGATATGTATTGTCTGAGCAGTTTAACGTAGACTGGGTATTCAAGACAAGTTTTGTAAAAGCAAAACACAATGTAGGCGAACTAGAGCAGAAGATTACGTACCAAAACGACAACTTGCCTAGCTACAATGATTACATTGAAGAAGTTAAACCTTACAAGACAAATGTTCGTGAATACTTGAGTGCATACGAAAGAATAGAGAATACAAATACTCTAACTTCAGACTTCGACGTACCTCCATACTACGACACAACAACTGGTAAGATTACAACTAGCGAACTAAAAGTAATTGATAACAACCTAGTTGGTGCAGAACCAAGATTCGACGAGTACCCAGATAAAAACTGGATAGATACTGTTGGATTTGAAGTAACTGCTATTAACATATTTGATGGTGGTTCTAAGTACAAGAATCCTCCACAGGTGTTTATTGAAGGCGGTGGCGGCACCGGTGCAACTGCAAAAGCATACATTGGTCGAGGAAGTGTAGTAAAAGTTGAAGTTACTAATCCAGGCAGCGGTTATCTAAGTGCTCCTACAGTACGTCTAGTAGGCGATGCTCAAGACGGTGGAACAGAAGCACGCCTAAGTGCAGTTATTGGTAACAGTCTTGCTAAGAGCTTTAAAGTTATTACTAAGTTTGACCGCGTAAGTGGCGAATACTTTATCCTAAGCTTACCAGAAACACAAACGTTTACTGGCACTGCACAAACAGTTAAGTTTACGCTAAACTGGCCTATGGAGATTAAAACAAATCGCATAGCTGTATACATTGATGGCGAAAAACAACTTCGCAGTAAATTTACATACACTAACATCAAAGACACTACAGCATCTTATGAAAGATACTTAGGTCAAATTGAGTTTGTTGATCCTCCTGCACTAGATGCAAAAATTGTTGTAGAGTACAGTAAAGATCCTGCAATGCTACAGAGCGCAGACCGTATTAGAGAATTCTACAAACCAACTGCTGGCATGCCAGGCATTGACTTAGGTCAGCTAATGACAGGCATTGACTACGGCGGTGTTGAAGTACGCAGTTTCGACTTTGACGGTCCTGCAGGATGGGACACAGACGGATGGTATGCAGAGCCATGGGATACTTACGATAACACATACGAAGATATCCTGTTTATTGCAGATGGCACAACTGTAGTTATTGAGCTAGACGAGCCGCTAGAAGACGGTGTTGTTTATAACGTATATCGTAACGGTGTAAGAATAGATGATGCTAACTACAACACAACGCCTACTAATCCTAATGCTGTAATGAACAGCATTACAGGTGATGGCGTAACAACTGTAGTTAATCTAGTAGACGTTACAGCAGAAGATGGTGATAGATTTATTCTTCGCAAGATTACATCAGACGGTAGCTTCTTACCAGATGGTGATAGTTTTGATACAATACTTGAAGGCGGTAATCTAAACTATGGTAATGCTACTGGTGTAAATGCAGAAGATATTGTTGTAGATGGTGATTTGTTTGTTACTCCAATAACAAGCGGAGGCCCGGAAGAACTAGTCCCAGGACAAATTCTCGACACTGTAGATATTAAAGTTTACGAGCGTGTAGGCGCCGGACAAGGCGAAGTATACAATCAAAACTACATTACAGACGGTGTAACTAGCGAATACGGTTTAGGATTGTTCCCTAACAGTGACGATGCTGTTATTGTTAAACTTGGTACAACAGTATTAAGTGATGATCAATACGTTGTTGACAGAGTAGCACAAACACTAACCTTTAACACAACACCGGCATCAGGACAGCGTCTAACAATACTAAGTGTCGGTAAGAACGGCCAAAACATTCTTGACATTGACACTATTGTTGCAGATGGCACTTCGATTATACTAGAAACTAAAGTACAGTGGACTAAAGATCTACAGTTTGTTTACACAGTTAATGGTAAAGAACCAGAAGCAGGTACAGTAATTCCTACAAAAAATGATGCAGGATTTGTTGTATTTGAGTTTTCTCAAGGAAATCCTCCAGCAGGAACAGTACTTGATTATGAAATCTATGCAAATAACGATCAACAGAACTACAGTAAAGTAATGAAGGATACGTTTGTTGCAGACGGTAGCACAGTTAGTTTTGATCTAGCAGTAGCTCCGGCAGTAAAAGGTCCTGCTCAATTCTATACTATTGTAGAAGTTGACGGCAAGATACAAAGTCCAGGATATAATATCCAATTTGTTGTAACAGATTCTCTACAAGTTGAGTATGAACTAGAAAAATTCCAAGTACCAGATTCGACTATTAATACTGCATTCTTAGAAGTGTATGTAAATGGAGAAATTTTACAACAAAGTGTTGAGTATCTAGTAAGTGTTGGTAACTCTAGTATTATTCTTGATGCTGGTCTATTGCAAGTTGGCGATGAGCTAGAAATCTTCCTAAAAGATGTAGGCGATTACCAAATAGACGGTGCTACACTAACATTTAACACTGGTAAAGAACCCGCAGAAGGCGCAGTAATTAACGTCTACTCATTTACTAATCACGATGTAACTGGACTAGAGCGTTATACTTACGACATGGTTGCTAGAAGTAGCCTAACAAAAGGTTTAGACGAGTTTACAAGATTCCACTCAATCAAAGGTGGTAAGATCGAACTTGTTACTCCGGCAGTGGGCGTACAATATGTTTGGGTAATGGTAGACGGCGAATGGTTAATGCCGACTGTAGATTACGATCTAAGCCTAGACAAGCGCATAGTACACTTGAAAGATGCACCTGCAGACGGTGTAACTGTTGATGTACTACACTTTGCAGCACCATTAAGTACTCCAAGAATTGCATTTAGACAGTTTAAAGATATTCTTAACAGAACACACTACAAGCGTGTTGATAATGCACAAGGTATTGTTCTTGCTCAAGATTTACACGAATACGACTTGCGTATTGAAGTAGAAGATGCAACACTACTTCCAACCCCGGATCGTAGACAGAACAAGCCTGGCATTATTTTTGTTCAAGGCGAGCGTATAGAATACTTTATTAAAGACGGAAATACTTTACGTCAAATACGCCGTGGCACACTAGGTACAGGTGTAGGCTCAGTATATCCTGCAGGTACTACTATTGAAGCACAAGGATCAAATAAAAATATTCCTTATGCAGATGAGGTAATTACTACAAACATCGATGCAACAGAAGGCCAAACAAGAATAGCACTTGATTGGATACCAACAGCAGGTGTAAACGAGTTTGAATTGTTTGTGGCTGGACGTAGAATGCGTAAAACACCAATTGAGGTGTTTGATCCTACACTAGCTATTGACAGCCCGCAAGGTGACGTAACACAACCTGCAGAATTTACAGTTGAGCTTACATACACCGAAACTGGTGATGTTGCTCTTGCAGAAGTTGTACTTGCGGAACCAGTAAGCGAAGGTAATAGAATTACAATAGTTAGAAAACAAGGTAAACTTTGGACAGAACCTGGCGTACCGCTCAAAGATGCACAAAACGATATTGGTAATTTCTTACGTCAAAGTGTAAGTGAGCTACCTGAATAAATACAGTATAGGAATGGAACTGAAAACATGATTAACGAAAACAGTGGCGTATATGTACAAGGATACATCAAGATCCATAACCCGGAGACAGGTGAAATCTTTGTAGATAAGAAAAATGCTATACACTATGAAAATATGAGTATAGCATTAGCAGAGAGTCTTGGCAATGCAGGCCGAGGCCCTATTAGCGAAATGTGTTTTGGTAACGGCGGTACTAACGTAGACCCTACAGGTATTATTACATACTTAACACCAAACAGCACAGGAACTAATGCAGGTCTTTACAATCAAACATTTACTAAGATTGTAGACGATCGCAATGCAAATAACACAGATCCAACACGTAACAAGATCGAAACTAGACACATAAGTGGTACTAACTATACAGATATTCTTGTTACCTGTTTATTAGATTATGGCGAACCAAACGGCCAAGATGCGTTTGATACTGCTACTGATCAAGACGCACGTTATGTATTTGATGAAATTGGTCTTAGAGCTGCTGGCCCAGATGGCATAGGCACAGGACGTTTGATTACACACGTTATATTCCACCCTGTACAAAAATCACTTAACAGACTTATTCAAATTGACTACACTGTAAGAGTACAAAGTCTAAGTGGAGGTAATGCATAATGCCATATACTATACGTTTCACTGACGAAATTAACAAAGGTTCTCTATTAATCGAAGATAGAGAAATTAATACAACAGACACCAGTCTTCAGTTTCCTGGTAAACAAGCAACAGCATACGGCACAGCAATTGGTGAAAACTTTCTACACTTGTTAGAAAACTTTGCTGCTAATACTCCGCCGAGCAATCCTGTAGAAGGACAAACTTGGTACGATAATACTATTGGTGTTGACCAGCTTAAAGTATATGATGGTACTAACTGGGTTGCAGCAGGCGGCCTAAAACGTGGCGATACTGTTCCTGAAATTTCTAACTCTGTTAAAGGTGACCTTTGGGTTGATACAGATAATCAGCAGTTGTACTTGAATAACGGTGCTAATTGGATTCTTGTAGGACCAGAATTTAGTCAAGGGCTTGCGACAGGTGCAAGAGCAGAACAAATATTAGGCACAGACAACGTCCTATATACAATACTACGTATTGATATGGAAGATCAACCTGCTGCAATAATAACTACAAGACAATTTACACCAAAAGTTACAATCCGAGGTTTTACAACCCTTAAACCTGGATTTAACTTGAGTACATTTGCATTTGATACAGGATTACTACAATATAATGGTGTTGCAGAAGCAGCAACTTCGCTCGTAGTAAGCGGCGCAACTGCTCCAGTAAGTGCAAATAACTTTTTGAGAGGCGATGCTCCTACTACATCAAACAATGTAATCCGTGTAAAGTCTAACTCGGGTGTACAAGTTGGTCTAAACGGACAGCTAGGATTAGAAGCATCTGGTGAACGAGGTGTAATTAAGAGTAACTTTACAGGTGCAAGTTTAGACTTAAAGGTAAAAAACGAATCTGGATTCGCAACAGCCGTACGTATTAAGAGCGATGCAACTGTAGGTATTAACAAAGAAAATCCAGAAACAAGTTTAGATGTTAATGGTGTTGCTCAAATAAGCGAGCAAGTAGTAGTATTAGGCGTTGAAGAAGCTGATCAAACGTTCGATGACAATCTAACAGACGGCAGTTTAGTAACGTCAGGTGGTGCTAGTATTGCAAAACATGTAAAGATTGGCAACGGTGCAACTATCAAAGGCGGACTGCAACTTGATGGTAATATTACTACTAACCCAGAAGCACTTACTATTCCTAATATTAGTGGTTTTAATAAAATTACTGCAACAACGTTTGTAGGTAACTTAGAAGGATCTGTAAAAGGTACTATTGAAGGTGCAGCGTCTGAAGCTTCGAAACTTACAAATAAAACAAAATTTGTAATGGAAGGCGATGTAAGTGCAGACTCATTTACATTTGACGGTTCAGGTGAGCTAACTAAAACGTTTAAAACAACACTTTCGAATGAATTTATTGCTTCAAAGGATTCTGTAATAGATATTCAAAACGGTGATGAAATACTTATTAACAGAACAGTAGGCGATGAAGTTGGTTTATTTAGAATCACACAAGCAAATTTATTTAAGAAACTTCCAAAGAATCCAGTTGGTATGATAGCGCCATTTGCTGGAATTAATGTACCAACGGGTTGGTTCTTGTGTGACGGTAGTATTATACAAAAATCAGACGCATTTGATTTATGGTTAGCAATTGGACACCAATTCTTAGATCCTGTTCTCATAGAACAAAACGGCCCAGCTGGTGCAACAGCAGCTACACACTTTGCATTACCGGATTTAAGAGGTAGATTCCCATTAGGTGCAGATAATATGGGCGGGTCTTCGCACAACAAGGTTACAAATTCAAATGCAGACACTGTTGGTAAATCAGCTGGCTCAGAATTCAAGGACATTCTTAAATCAAACCTTCCGCAGCACGATCATACTTTAAAGTCGTCAGAAGGACAGCAGTTCTATGCAATGCTTGACACTCCTGACAGCGAGGACCTTGGCGGCGAAGTTGAAGGACTTCTTATTCCTCAAGGATCTCAAACTACGTCAGGACTACCTACTTCGGGAGGTATTAAAGAAGGCGGCATAGACGGTAACGACAATTATCGAATAGATACAGGAGATGCACTAGGAGCACCATTGGACATTATGCCTCCGTATCAAACTGTAACATACATAATATTTGCAGATAACGCATAAGGGACAAGGGCATATGGCATATAAATTAAACAAAACAGACGGATCGGTTTTAACAGATTTAATTGACGGTATATTAGATACTAGCACAACTGATCTTGCTCTTGTAGGCAGAAACTATACAGGGTACGGTGAGTTCTTAAATGAAAACTTTGTTAAGTTGCTAGAAAACTTTGCTAATCCAAACGAGCCAATTGCTCCTCTTAGAGGACAGTTATGGTACGACACATCGGAAAACAAATTAAAAATATTCGACGGTGATGATTTCCAAAGCGCCGCAGGATCGTTTATTAGTGAAAATCAACCAAGTGGTGCAATTTCGGGTGACACGTGGTTTAGTACATTAGATAAACAGTTTTATTTGTATGACGGGAACGAATGGACACTAATTGGTCCAGCATACAGTAGCTTGCAAGGAAAAAGCGGAATAGTAATAAGAACTGTATTTGACACATCTTTAAATAGTAAAACAGTACTTGAAGTATATGTAAGAGAATCGCTACAAGCGGTTATTTCAGGTGAAACGTTCACACCAAATCCTTTACCAACAAACCAAATTCTTAGTTTAGTAACAACAGAAAATCCTGCAGGGAGAATTTTTAAAGGTATTAACTTAGTAAGTCCTGAAACTTTTCAATTTTATGGAACAGCATCAAACGCACTAAGCCTAAAAAGCGCCACTGGGCAGATAGTTCCAGAAGCTCGTCTATTAAAAAATGACGAAAACGGTGTACTAAACGGTAGCTTAGATGTAAGAACTAGTTCGGGTATTACTATAGGTGTAAACAGTGATACACGTTTGCTCATTGATGACGGATTTACTATTCGTAACACTCGATCTGGAAGAAACTTCCATTTAGTTGTAAACTCTGCTACAAGCGAACTATCGCAAATTGATGCAATTACAGTCTTAGCAAACGAACAACGTGTAGGTATATTCCAAGATTCTCCAGCATATAACTTAGATGTTACAGGCAATGCAAGGATTACAGGCGATCTTATTGTTGAAGGTGACAGTTTTACTACAAATGTACAAACAGTACAAGTAGAAGATAAGAATATTGAACTCGGAGTAACAGCGTCACCGACTGAATTAACAGCAGACGGCGGCGGCATTACTCTTAAAGGCGCAACAGACAAGACATTTAACTGGAGTAACACTACTTCGAGCTGGACGTCGAGCGAAAACATTGACCTAGCTAACGGAAAAGTTATTAAACACAATGGCGCTAACTTATTAAGCAGCACAAGATTGTTTGATACTGTAACAACAGCAACTGGTATTACTAGAGTAGGTACACTATCTGAACTAACAGTAGATAGTATACGTTTAGACGGTAATACTATTTCAAGAATCAGCGGTACTGGCTTAACAATAAGTGCCGGTGCAGGCGATATCAACGTATCTAGCAGTAAGATTACACAACTAAATGAACCTACAGCAAATGATCACGCTACACCTAAGATTTATGTAGACAGAGAAATACAAAATGAACCTATTGTGTTTAGTTTTGATATTACTGGTTATATAAGTCCAAACGATAGAATTATTGATGTGCTAAATGCAACTTACCCACCAAGTACGTTTGCACAAGGTAAAGCTGCTCGAGTGATTTGTACAGATTATAATGCAACACAAACTACTGACCCGATTGATGTTGCATCATCGTCAAGCACTACAGAAGTTGAAGTTAATGCAGCAGCAGGTGGCACAGTAAGCGTTATTCAGGGTATTAATTTACCTAATAGTCTAATACCAGAATTTACGTTAGAAATAAACAGAGAAGTGCGTTTCTTTGTAATAAATGCATTAGGTGAGTGGATAGTAGACAGCACAGTAGCGCAAAATCCGCTAAATATAACATAATACAGACATCAGGGGTAATGCAAAAATGGCATATCAAATTAATAGATTTAACCGATCACTATTAACAACTGTCGAAGATGGAACGCTCGACGAAACAACAGATATTAAATTTGTAGGTAAAAACTACGCAGGCTACGGCGAAGCACACAACGAAAACTTTCTATTTCTATTAGAAAACTTTAGCGGTGCTAACGAGCCGCCGAAACCAATTAGCGGACAGCTTTGGTTTGACACCGCAGCACAGCGCATGAAATTCCGCGACAGTAATAACAAATGGCGCACAGTAGGCGGTGCTGAAGTTAGTGCAAGTCAACCAGCAGGTTTGGCAACTGGCGACTTTTGGTGGGATAGCGGAAACGAACAACTGTATGTGTTTAACGGAACAGAATTTATTCTAATCGGACCGCAAGACGCTGGCGACGGCATTACCCAAATGGTCAGCCAGACTGTAATTGATACAACAGACGTAAGTAGATCGGTTATTGTTGCTTACATTAATGATGTTCCTGTACATGTAATTTCTCCTAATGAATTTACTATTAAAAACTTATCAGGAAACAATATCGACGGATTTGGTACAATTCGACAAGGGATTACATTGCGTGACACCGATAACGAAAACGGTGAAACTACATCACAATATAGATTCCACGGCACTGCAACTAATGCTGTTAAACTAGGCGGATTAAATGCAAGCGAGTTTGCTAGGACAGGTGATCCGAGCTTTGACGTACAAATCGAAGCAGCCGCATCTGGTATTATTGCCGGCGGAGTATTTAGTTTTTCAGTAGAAGACGGTATTGCAGGTGATGAAGACTACGGTGTTCTTATTAACAACAGTGGTCCTGACAATGACATTAGATTTAGGACTCAAAATGCACAAGGTAGCTTAACTACAAGCATTAGAATTAAACACGACGGTGTTTTTCCTATAGTAGATAACACTATTGATTTGGGTGGTTCGAGTCTTAAGTTTAACGAAGTATATGCAACTAGCTTTAAAGGTATTGCAGACAAAGCACTAGAATTGCGCCACGGAACTTCAGGCGATGACTACCGTTATGCATCAGAAGCAAACGTTGCAGGTACCATTGCAGTACGTGACTCTGATAAAACTATTACAGCAGACATATTTAACGGTATTGCGTCTCAAGCACGTTTTGCTGACTTGGCAGAAAAATATACAGTTGAGCATATACATCCTGTAGGAACTGTAATGGCAGTTTGTGAGCACGAAGATCACGAAATTTGCCCATGCAAACTAAGTGGCTTTCCGGTTGGTGTTATATCAGCAGAACCTGCATTTTTGATGAATAAAGATCTAGAAGGCGGACAAGCAATTGCACTTGAAGGTCGTGTTCCTGTAAGAGTACTTGGTACTGTTAAGAAAGGTGATATCTTATACGTAGATGCACACGGTTGTGCAAGCACAACGTACACTGGAAATCCTACAGTAGGTGTAGCACTAGAGTCAAGCGACACTGAATCAGAAAAATTAGTAGAAGCTATTCTTAAACTATAAATACACGTAGTTAATTATTAGGAGTTAAAGAATGGCGATCGGTGTAGGTAACCTAGTAGGTGCAAGCGACTATAACGCTATACATAATAAAATCAAAAAAGTACTAGGAGATGACGGATCAGATCCACAAGTAGGTTACGGGAGAACGCTTGAAAGTTCTCCTGTATCCGTAGGCGATGTTATAGATGCATCTTTGATAGATTCGCTTTATAACGACTTAGTTAGAGCAAGAACACATCAACGAGGTACTAATTTTACCTGGGATACTCCAGATGACGGTATTAATGCTCCTGATGCAGGCGAATATATTGGTGCATTTGCTGCTGATTTAGGCACCGGCGGCACAAGTGCTGATGCTACAAGAGATGTAGCAGAAGGTTTCTTAGACTTTGCGCAAGCAGCACAAGATATTGACGATGACAAATATGCCGTAGGTGCAGATCAAACTAGCTATCAAGTCCTTAAAACTTCTACTAGAACTTCAGCATGGAATGGCACTATAACGCATATTGTTGATGTAGTATGGTCTAACAATGATGAAGGACGCTACTTCTTTAATTCCGGCGGATACATTCAGTTTGATGCTGTTTTAACTGGAGGCAATACAGTTTCGGGTAATCAAACTGCAACGTATCCTAGTTCTCCAGCATACCAAAAAGATGAAATTTGGCAAACTATGCTTAATACAATGGGTAGTATTCGATTTGGTAGAACAGGTACAACTACTACAGGGTCTGGATCTGCTAGAGCAGATATTGGCGCATACGATATAAATGAAACTGAAGATAGACAAATTTTTATCAAAGAAGGTTCGGGCGTATACTCAGAAAACTTTTACAAAATACAAGCACGACTACTACCTGCTGTAGCTCCTCAAACAGCGCCTAACAAAATTCGTTTCACTATTACATTTAGTGACTCGGATTTAGGCGACAATAGAGATGCTGATTTAGGATTCCCAGGTGAAGGTACTCCGGTAGACGAAAACGTAACCGGTACTATTACTAGCACAGTTTCGTGCAGAACCGCAACTGGTGCGCTAGGTCTTTCACATCCAGGATCACAATCTATAAGTGTTCTTGAAGGTTCTAATCCTGCAAGTTATACTCTAATTGCAACAGGTTCTGTCGACGAAGGATCTGATCTTAACATTACACTAAACACATCAAACGTGCCAAATGGCACAAATGTTCCTTACACAATTACAGGAATATCATCGGCTGATTTAGTTAGCGGTGATATTACAGGTAACTTTAACATACAGAATAATACTAGGACTTTAACCTTTAATATTAAAGCTGACTCACTAACAGAAGGTACTGAAACTTTGGTACTGGCATTGAACAATGGTGAAGCAGAAGTAAGTGTTGACATTTCGGATATTAGCAAAACACCTAAATACACTCTAACAAGTAGTCCAGCAACCGCCGACGAAGGTACAGTAGTATCATTCACATTAACAACAGAAAATGTCAACCCAGGATCGTTTGCATATACAATTACTGGTATTAATGCAGCTGATCTATCAGCGGGATTATTAACTGATGTAATTACAACATCAGGAACTTATGCAAATGCATCAGGCAGTGTATCTATTACACTTGCAAACGATCTTACAACTGAAGATGAGGAAACTATTACATTTACTGCTGCTGGAAAGACAACAACAGTAACAGTAAACGACACAAGTACCACTCCAGTGTTGATTAATAGCGCCATTATCCCATCCCGAGTAACTGGTTCGTCATCTGTTACATGTCCATCAGGAACAGGAATGTATGCTCTACTTGAGTTTGGAGGTGATGGCCAGTTAGAAAGGTTTAGATCAATACCTATGGGGTGTTCTAATGAAACTACTATACTAGGCGATTGGCTAGATTCAAGTGCTAGTGCAGATGATTATGATATAAAAGTAACTGTAACTGACGATAGTAACCCTGCACTCAATCCGTCAACAATTGTAGGACTGCGAGACTGGACAACATTCTCGCCAACTGGAATTATAACATTAGGTCTTTCTGATGTTAAGACGGGCAGCTACTATCCTTATGTAGATGTAGGGTTAAGAGTAGAAATTAGACGCAACTCTACAGGTGACGTGCTAGTTAACAAAATTGTTAGATTTGAATATGAAGCAACCTAAGGAATAAACAATGGCAGCAGAAGTAGATAAGTTAATTACAGCATCGACATATAATGCTATTAGGGCCAGAGTAAGCAAAGTTGTAGGCTTTGGCGATGGCGCTGAATTTGGCTACGGCCAAACACTAAGCAGCAGCCTAATGGCAGACAATGACGTTATTACTGCTCAAGACATGGAAAATTTATTTAACGATATTATGCTAGCTGCTAAACACCAGTCTGGCAATCCTCCAACTTGGACTACACCGGACGGATTAAATGCTCCTGACACCGGAGAAATTATAGGTGTTTATGCTGCTGACTTAGGTCCTGCTGACCCTGGTACTGGAAAAAGAACGTCTATTAATTCAGTAAACGATACAAATGAAGGGTTCTTAGACTTTGAACAAGCTGCGGTACAAATTGAACAAAACTATCTTTCAATTGGTCCTGGGGCTATTACTGCTGCATATGGTAACGAACGTACTAGAACAAGCCCATGGAGTACACAAATTACTCACATTGTTACAGTAAAGTGGGATAGTTACAATCACAGACGTGTTTGGGCAAATGCAGGCGGCAAAATTCGCTTTAATGCCAATTTAACTGGAGGTACAAGCCAGCCGGGCAACGAAACTGCAACTCCGCCGGGAACAAAAGACGAGATTTGGCAAACAATGCTAAACACTATGGGTACTATAAGCATAGGTGTCCAAGGTACAACAACTACTGGAACAGGAACTCCGAACACTAATTTAAGTATTATATACACTGACAGAACAATCAACAGAAGTTGGGCAACAACTAGTCCTACTAACAGAGCAACTGTTTTTACTAAAAGTGGTTCTGGTGTTTATTCAGAAAATAGTTATCTCATTGAAGCTGCCGAAGTAGATGATAACGCTATTAGATTTTATATTTCATTTAACGATGCTGACATAGGCGACAGTCAAGATCCGAACAACGAGTTTGGCGTATCTACTCCTATCGATGAAAATGTAACCGGAACAATTACAAGCACAATTAGCTTCATCAATCCAAATGGGTTCTTAGACATAAATTCTCCTGCAATTACAGTAGATTCATCTTTATAATCGCTTGACAAGATACAACTTATATACTATAATGTTTAGTAAATAAGGAGTATCTTGTGGACGAAAAATTATCTCAAGCATTAGAACGAAGCAATTACATGACAACGCTAGCAACACAAAAACGTTTGTTAGCAGAAAAATATCAAACAGATCTTATCTATTACAAAGATGGCTACGAAATAGAAGTTACAGAAACGCTAATATCATTTTGTAGCATGTTAATAGCACGTAAGCGTAACGAAGTTGTTTTAACAGATGCTAATAATATACCTTTTTTTGTTGAAAATTTAGAGACATTCCTTGATGAAATCCTAGATGTTTACTTCCAAGCATCGAACGAATACTATCAAAATTATACTGATCTTAAAAAATCAAGATCAGTGGAAGGTTTAGTTGATCTATGAGAAAAGGTATACTAGTTTTTGCTTACAACAACAGAGCAGTAGATTACATTGCACAAGCAGCATTTTTAGCTCAACGAGCTAAGAAATATCTGGACCTACCTGTAACTATTGTAACTGACGATGTAGAATATGCAGGAAGAGTTTACAGCGATTTTGACAATATTATATTTGAAAAAAGTTCTGCTATAACTGCTAAAAGTTATAATGACGGAACAATGGCAAGGCATAAGTTAGTATTTAAAAACGATACTAGACCTAAAGCTTATGACCTTTCTCCGTACGAGCAAACGTTGCTGTTAGACACAGACTATATCATAGCAGATGACATGCTTAAACACTGTTTTGACAGTCCTAATTCTTTTATGATATACAAAGATGCATATGATCTTGCCGGCTTTAGAGATTACTGCGAGTTTGACAAAATAAGCGATGTTGGTGTAGATTTCTACTGGGCAACGTGTGTATACTTTACAAAGTGCAAATCTAATAAGACGTTCTTTGATTTATTGCAACACATACAAACTTACTGGACACACTATAGACAGATATACAGATTAGAAACTCCTGTATATCGAAACGATCATGTATTCAGTATTGCTATTCATATTATGAACGGATTTATGCAAGGAGAGTTTGCAAAAAAGCTTCCGGGCAAATTATTCTATACAACAGACAAAGATATATTGCACAACCTTAACGGCGATGAGTTTACATTTCTGTTAGAAAAAGAGAATTTCTTAGGGCAATATACACTAGCAAAGTTTAAAGGCAGAAGCATTCACGTTATGAACAAATTTAGTGTAGCGGAGCATATAAATGTATAATTTTATAATGCTAGCTCAAAATAACCTACAATCTGATTATGTGCTACAAGCGTCCTTGTGTGCAATGAGCATTAAGAAAACAATGCCTAACTCAAAGATTGCGTTAATCACTAATGATGTAGTCCCGGTAGCATACCAGCAATTCTTCGAACACATTGTTCCTATACCTTGGGGCGACAGTGCAGTTAATTCTGACTGGAAAATACACAACAGATGGAAAATAATACATGCATCACCGTTTGACGAAGCAGTTATACTAGATACTGATATGCTAGTTCTCACAGATATTAGTGAGCAATGTAAAGTAATGTCGCAGTACGATGTTTTCTATACTGATCAGGTTTTGGATTATAGGGGAAATGTAGTATCGGGAGACTTTTATAGAAAGAATTACACTAAAAATAATCTTCCAAGTTTGTATACTGCATTTAGTTATTTTCGTAAAAACACGTTTTCTTTTAAGTTCTATGAACTTTTAAGCCAAGTAACCGAAAATTGGGAAGAATTCTATAAGATAAACGGACGTCTTATTCAATCTCACCCTAGTATGGATACAACTGTTGGAATAGTAACCAATATGTTAGATTGTAAAGAACAGGTTACAGCAGGAAAACGCCTATATAATAGGCCTACATTTGTCCACATGAAGCCTAACATACAAGGTTGGAATAGATTAAGCGAACGCTGGCAGTCTAAAGTCGGTGCATATCTAAATAGAGATCTAGAATTGTATATTGGAAATTATAAACAGCAAGGACTATTTCATTACACAGAAAAAGACTTTGTTAGGCAGAGTGTTATAAAACAGTACTGTGATTATCATGGAGTAAGTTATGCTGTACAAAGTTAAATTTAAGATGCCTCAGGCAATTACAACGTATCGTGTATACTTTGTTAAAGATACAGGAAAAATATTTTCAATTACTAATAAAGCAATTGAGTGCGAACATGATTGGTTTGAAGTACCAGTACAAGAAGTAGAAGATTTTCTTGTAGGTACACGTAATATGACTAAACATAAAGTAGTGTTCAACGTTAAAGAACAAAGATATGAAATTATCAGTGATGAAGAATCTATTCATGTATTTGTTGACGATCACATATTTCAAATTAATAACTCGTCGTATCCGCAAATTATTGTAGAGCAAGATATTAAAAGGTCTAAATGGGTTATACGTGCAAGCGATGAAATCAAAAGGTCTATGTCAAATGTCGGTCCTCGTATGGAAGAAGTTATGTTCTTTAGTGTAACACAATACGGAAACCCTAACATATTATACAATCACTTTTATGTAAGTATTAACGATGTTGTATCTAACGATAGTGTTGAGTTTGACTTTGTAACTCAAGATGAGTACACAACTGGAAAAATTAGTGTATATACTAATAGAAAGTTTGACATTTACAGCCACGAGATAAAAAATGACTAAGAAATTAAAGATACTTGATTGCGACATAATATATTTGTCGTATGATGAACCTAACGCAGAAAAGAATTATGCAGATTTGTGTAGTAAAATTCCTTGGGCCAAACGTGTACACGGTGTAAAAGGATCAGACGCAGCACATAAAGAGTGTGCCCGCATATCAGAAACAGAACGTTTTATTACAGTTGATGCTGACAATATTGTAAATGAAAAGTTCTTCGACCAAGAATTAAACTTCGAAGAACACACTGACTTGTCACACAGCGTAATTAGCTGGTGCGGGAAGAATGTTATCAATGGCCTTATGTACGGAAACGGTGGATTAAAGTGCTGGCCTAAAGATTATGTGCTAAAAATGCGTACACACGAAAACGCAGACCCTGATAACGTTCATGCACAAGTAGATTTTTGCTGGGATTTAAACTATATCCAGCAAAATAGTTGGTACAGCACAGTGCATAATAACGCAACCCCGCAACAAGCATGGCGAGCAGGTTTTCGTGAAGGTGTTAAAATGGCACTAGATCGCGGAGTTAAACCTACTAAAGAAGAATTTTTACGTGGACACTGGAAAAATTTACATAGACTATGGATATGGCTAATGACAGGTTCTGATGTAGAAAACGGACTATGGGCAATTTACGGTGCTCGAGAAGGCTTGTATAAAACTATGCTAACAGATTGGGATTATGTTCAAGTTCGAGACTTCGAATATCTCAACGATCTTTGGAATAATGAATACAGTAAAATTTCCGACAATATGCTCCCTCATGAAATTGAAGGTTTAGGACTAACTCTAATGCATGATTTGGAAATTCCTATTGCAGAACATCCACTAAATGCACAACAGAGTAAGTTTTTTAAAACAGTGTACCAAAATCCTAGTAGAAACCCTAATCAACAATTTATAATAGATCCAGAATGAATATAAATGATGCAAATTTAAAGCACGACGACAACAATAAAGTTGTAACTAGTGTTGACAACTTTAAACCTATGAAAGAACTGCTTGATAATACAGGCTGCGGGTTCTGTTTAGCAAAATGGTCGCAAGTAACTACGCACTTAGGCAGCGGAATTACGCATAGTTGTCATCACGTAGGCGCACACAAGATTCCGCTAGAAGAACTAGCAGAAAATCCAAGTGCTTTACACAATACAAAGGAAAAGAAGCAGCGTAGAAAAGAAATGCTCAACGGAGAACGTCCTGACGAGTGTGACTATTGCTGGCGTATTGAAGATAATACTAATAGTTATAGTGATCGTGTTCAGAAAAGCTTGCAAGATTGGAGTTTGATTGATCATGATAAAATTATTGCAAGCACTGGAGACGAAAATATAAATCCACGTTATATGGAAATTAGCTTTTCGAATGTATGCAACTTTAAGTGTTCTTATTGCGGTCCGCCGTTTAGTAGTAAGTGGGCTGAGGAAATACGCACAGAGGGCCCGTACAAGCTGCATATGACGCACTACAACGGCATTAAGGAACACGAAGTTCAAATACCTAACAGAGAATATAATCCTTATGTAGAAGCATTTTGGAAATGGTGGCCTGATCTAGTTAAGGATCTAATGGTATTTCGAATCACTGGCGGCGAACCGCTATTGAGTAAAGATACTTGGAAAGTTTTAGATTTCTTAGAAGAAAATCCTCAACCTCATTTACAGTTGTCTATTAATACAAATAGTTGTGTTGAAGAAAAGATTTATCAAAAGTTTGTGCATCAACTTAACAGACTGACAGAAAAAAACTGTGTTAGACTAATAGAAATACATACTAGTGCAGAGAGTTCAGGAATTCAGGCAGAGTATTCTAGAGACGGAATGGATTGGAATCTGTTTACAACTAATGTTGCGTATCTATTAGATAATGCAGAACACGTAAAACTTAACTTTATGAGCGCATTTAATATACTAAGCTTACCTACATTCGGTAGTTACATATACTACCTTAAGTCTCTTAAAGAAAAGTATTCTAACAATCGAGTAAAATGTGACTTTGCATTTGTAAGGCATCCCCATTTTCTAGATATTAAAATTGCTACAAAGGAACTAGTATTAAAATACCTCAAACCTGCACTAGAATTTGTGCAACAGCAAAAGTCTTTTAGTGATTGGGAAAAACAAAAGCTACTTAGAATTTATGAAGATTGCGAAAGTAGATTTGAAAAAGAACATGAAAATGTAAAACGCTTTAGATACCAGTTTTACCAGTTTATAACACAATATGATCAACGTAGAGGGAAAGACTTTCTTAAAACATTCCCTCAATATAAAACTTTTTTAAGGATGTGCAAAAACTCATATGTATGATATTATATTCATAAGTTACAACGAACCAAATGCAGATGAAAATTGGAAAAACTTAAAAACAAGATTTCCGAGAGCTCAACGAGTGCATGGAGTCAAAGGGATACATCAGGCGCACATTGCAGCAGCAGAAAAGTGTTTAACTAAAATGATGTGGGTAGTTGACGGAGATGCAGTTATTAAAGACGACTTTGATTTCTCTTATACAGTCACTAAATGGGACCTAGACACCGTACACGTATGGAGAAGTGAAAATCCTATTAATGGACTTGTTTACGGGTATGGAGGTGTAAAGTTATTTCCTAAAAACCTAACACTAAACATGGACACTAGTAAACCAGATATGACTACTAGCATAAGTGACAAATTTAAAGCTATGCCCGATGTTAGTAATATTACAGCATTTAATACAGATCCTTTTAATACGTGGAAAAGTGCATTTCGTGAATGTTGTAAATTAGGTTCTAAAGTTATTGACAGACAAAAAGACGACGAAACAAATAATCGTTTACACACTTGGTGTACTGTAGGTGCAGGAAGTCCTTTTGGAGAGTATGCAAAAGCCGGAGCAAAAGCCGGATCTGTGTACGGTACTAGAAATAAGGGCAATAAAGATGCTCTTAAAAAGATCAACGATTTTGACTGGTTAAAGGAACAATTTGATGGAAATACATGAAATACTAGATCGACTTGAAATCATTAATCCGGCAGATCAATTTTTTACAGATTTACGTAAAACTATACTTAATAATGACAAGTATGCATTATTTAGGCTAATACAATCTATTACAGATAGTCAATTGATAGAAGGCTTGCGAAAATATAAAGATGACACTAAATTCAATAGCGATTGTTTTAGTAGAGGACAATTACAGAGCAAACTTTGGTTAATTGAAGAACTGCAAAATCTTAATATAGATCTAGGAACGGTTTTTTTATGTGCAGGTTGGTACGGAACTCTTGCAACTATGCTTTTTGAAAGTAATATACCTGTGGATAAAATTAGAAGTTTTGACATCGACGATAGTTGCATCGATATTGCCAAAACTTTTAATAGACCGTGGGTTATAGACGAATGGAGATTTCAAGCATCTACTGAAGACATCCACAACATAAACTTTACCGAACATACTTATACTGTAACTAGAGCTGACGGAACGTCTGCAGAACTATTAGACAGGCCCGATACTATTATCAATACTAGTTGCGAGCATATTAAAAATTTTAAAGAATGGTATAATAAAATACCAAAAGGAAAACTAGTTGTATTGCAGAGCAATAACTATTATAGTATCGAAGATCACGTTAACTGCTCTGAAGATCTTGAAGAGTTTAGCAATTCAGTACCTATGAGTCTTATACTTTATGAAGGCGAGCTAGAATTAAACAAATACACAAGGTTTATGAAAATTGGACTTAGATAATTTAGACTTGCGACAGATGCAAAAAGAAAGTGCTAGGGCATTAAGTACAATGCAAGCAACTAATAATAACATATGGCAGTTTAATAGGCAAGCACATCATAACAGTCAAAACTGGTATAAAGCTGTAATAAACTGGTACGTTGAACAATACGGTGATTTGCCTAGTCGTACTGGACCTGGAAAAGATATAAAATTGGTAATGGATGACTAAATGGATTGGAATCAGATTCTCAAAAATAGAAAACAAACATTTGTATGGAAAGAAACAATTCCTGACAGAAGTACTATTGAAGCTATTATAAAAGAAGTACATGATTATTGTCCTAGCAAACAAAAACGTGTTCCTTATAAAATAGAACTATTAGATTGGTCTGATACCGAACGAAGGAATAATATATTTGCTCTTACTTGGTGTGCTGAAAACACAGTTTCTGATCGTCGAAATCCACAAGTGCTTGCACCGTATTTAATTACACTTTCGTTTAGAGACACAGGAAGTAACGAACACAATTTAAATTATCAACTTGAATTAGGTATGGTAGCGATGTTTATTACTTTAGCTGCTGCTAATTATGGATTAGATACTGGGTACTGCGGCTGCTACCACGGTGAAGATTTTGAATTAGCTATAGGAATAGGTTATGCTGCTGAGGATAGAAGCAAATACTATAATCCTATTTTAAAAAAATATGTTAATGCTCCTGGGGTGCCTTTACCTTCAGACGAAAGTAAGCCTAGAATTGAAGAGTATACAAATGTACAAATATGAAAATATAAAAACAGTTCACTTAGAAAATACACAGAACTGTCAAGCAAGTTGTCCGATGTGCGATCGTAATATGAATGGTGAAGGCGTAAACCCTCACATTGATTTAAGTGAGCTTACACTAGAAGATGCTAAAAGAATATTCGAGCCAGAGTTCATTGCACAGTTAGAAACTATGTACATGTGTGGTAACTTAGGTGATCCTATTGTAGCACGAGATACACTAGAAATATTCAAGTACTTCCGTGAACACAATCCTAACATGTGGCTGAGTATGAATACTAATGCAGGAGCAAGAGACGAAACATGGTGGACAGAGCTTGCACAAACATTCGGAAGAATGGGCGCTGTTATCTTTAGTGTAGATGGACTCAGCGATACTAATCATATCTATCGTCAAGGTGTAAACTGGGATAACGTTTATCGATCAATGAAAGCATTTATTGCAGCAGGCGGCAGAGCTCGTTGGGACTTTCTTGTATTTGAGCATAATCAGCATCAAGTAGAAGAGGCAGAAGAACTTGCAACTACAATGGGTTTTGAAAAGTTCGTTGCTAAAAAGACAGGGCGTTTTGTAACAGCAAAAACAGATAAAAAAGAATCACATCAAGCAGTAGATCGCAAAGGTAACGAAACTACTGAACTCAAGAAGCCTGATGCAAAGTATCAAAACAAAGCACTTTCTAAACAAGACATGCTTATTGAAAAATACGGCAGTATGGATGCATACTATGATGTAGTGCCTATTAACTGTAAAGTAAAAGATGCAGGCAACTTGTTTATTACAGCAGAAGGTTTAGCAATGCCATGCTGTTGGACTGCCGGGCGTATGTACAAATGGTGGCATAAGAATCCTAAAGTAGAACAAGTATGGGACTTTATCGATCGTGCTGGCGGCAAAGATGCTGTTAACGCTAAAAAGAACGGGCTACGTGCTGTATTCGAAACAGGCATATTTGACGACATTGAAGCAAGCTGGCAAACCAAAGGATGTTCAAACGGTAAACTTAAAGTATGCTCAATGAAATGCGGAGTCGAGTTTGATCCGTTCGGCGAGCAATTCAAATAAGTACTTGACAAACAACTAAAGCTATATTATAATTAAAACTATGAGCAAATACGATAAAATCTCCCCCACATTCTGTGCATTACCTTGGTTACATCTTTCAAGTCGTCCAGACGGCAAGATGCGTACATGTTGCACATCTAATGCAAGTAGTGTACAAGACCCTAACAGCACAATTAAACAAGGCGGCGGCGAAGTCGGCGTTATTAAGAATGATAAAGGCGAAAGTGTAAATTTCAATAATACTTCGTTAGAAGAAGCATGGAACAGTAGTTACATGCGCAATGTACGTAATATGATGCTACGGGGCGAGCAACCTGCAAGCTGTATCAAGTGTTACAAAGAAGAAGCAGCAGGACACTTATCTAAACGTAACTGGGAAACTGATTACTGGGGAAATAGATATAATCTAGAAGAACTAGTTGCAGAAACAGCAGAAGACGGAACTATTCCGCCTAAAATACGATACATCGACTTGCGAATGGGAAGTAAATGCCAGCTAGCATGTGTAATGTGTTCACCGCATGATAGTTCAGGTTGGATCAAAGAATGGCAACAAATTCATCCCAAGATTCAAAATGAACGATTAAAATCTAGTGCTAACTGGGATAACAAAGGATTAAGCAACGGAAGTTCTTACAACTGGCACAAAAACAATCCTCGCTTCTGGAACGATTTAATGGAGCAGATACCTCATATGTATCAGCTATATTTTGCAGGTGGCGAAGCACTTATTATTGACGAACATTACGAATTGCTCGAAGAATGTATTAAGCGTGGACATGCAAGTAAGATTGAATTGCGCTATAACTCTAATGCTGTAGAGTGGCGTGATGATTTATTCGAACTATGGTCACACTTCAAGCGTGTGCGTTTCCATTATTCGATAGATGCAGATAACGAACGCAACGATTATATTCGTTACCCTACTAAATGGGAACATCAAGAACGTGTTTTTCATATACTAGATAATACGCCTGATAATGTAGAAGTGACTACAGCTACTACTATTATGGCACTTAACATTGCATACATTCCAGAGTTTATCAAGTGGAAAGTACAGCAGAACTTTAAGAAAATTAACAAATGGCCGTTAGGAGCCGGCGGCATTAATATGCACTTTGCATACTGGCCACCGCAGTTAAATGTTAAAGTATTGCCTAAAGATACAAAAGAACAGATTGCTCAAAAGTATGAAGAGTTTTACGAATGGGTTGAAGAAAACTGGCAATTGTTTACAGGTGTAAAGGAAGCAGGCATTACAAAGGAAGAATTTTTAAATGCGTCTTACGGTATTAAACGCTATAAAGGTATCATTAATTTTATGAATGCAGAAGACTGGAGTGAGCGATTACCAGAAACTCGCGAATGGATACAACGTGTAAACGAACAACGTGGCTGGGAAGATCGGTTCTTTGAAGCATTTCCGATATTTAAGGATATTATGTAATGTATTGTAGCGCACCGTGGACAACTGTACAAATTAAGAATGACGGCCAGTTTAGTTATTGTTGTATGAGTCGAGACCCTATGGGTAAAAGCTTAAACGACGAAGCGTTAGTTGCCGGCAGAGAAAAAATGATTAACGGTGAAATTTTACCGGTATGTCAGACTAAGTGCTTTGATAACGAAAAATTATTTAGTAGCCAACGACAAGACCTCAATAGACGTTATCCGCTCAAACATAATATTTCGCCAGAAGCAAATCCTGAACATATAGAATACATTGATTTACGTATGGGAAATATCTGTAACTACATGTGCTTAATGTGTGGAGATAGAGACAGTCATCTTTGGGGTAAAGCAAATAAAAAAGAAAATCCGTATATTAGTTGGGCTAAAGATCCAGATCAATACAACCGTATCATGGATTTTATTGCAAGCTGTAAAAACTTGAAATGCATTAGTCTTGCTGGCGGAGAACCTTTCTATAATAAAACTCAGCTGTTTGATGTGATTGACAGACTTGACAGGAATATTGAATTAAAATTTATTACAAACATGAGTTTTTGTGATGATGAAATTATTAGTAAGTTAAATGAATTTAAAAGTGGCAGACTTCATTGCAGTATAGACGGTGTAGGACGATTTGCAGAGACGCAAAGATTAAGAAGCGACTGGAACATAGTTAATGAAAACACACTTAAATTTGCCCGAGAGCTACATAAGGGATGGACTATGATGTTAGTTCCTACATTTACTGTATTAAACACATACGGTCTTGAAGAATTTGTTGATTGGATTTTTAACAGTTATCGTCAAACAAGATCTTCAGCTCATTTTAGTTACACTATATGTACTCAACCAGAGCATATGACCCTTTATAACATTCCTCTCGCAACTCGCAAACAAATTGTTGAAAATATAAGGAATAAAGGATACGAACATCCTACGCTTCCGAGGTTGTTAGCAGCTATTGAAAAAGACATAACGCCCAAAGACGAAACATTAAAAAAACTAGACAATTATTTAAGTTACGTAAAACACTCAACTGAGCTCGATGTCTTACAACATATACCTGAAGTAGGAGAAGTAATTGGAAAATCAGAACTCCAAAAATGGACAAAGTAACATATTATGTGCGTTACCTTTTGTTCATCCGTTTTTTGATGTTAGAGGATACTATTTTCCATGCTGTAACGCAGTAAATCTGACTGACCAAACAAAACACGTAAGTGAACTAACTGCTGAGGAATGGTTTTACAGCGATACTATGAATACATTACGTGCTGATATGATTAACGGTGTTCGAAATGAACTGTGTACTCACTGTTGGAAAAAAGATGATATAGGAATTTCTAGTCCAAGAATAGCTGCAAACGAATACTGGAAAAACAAATACGATCATAACAATCCGGTACCAAAGTTTTTTGATTTAAAACCTAGCAATCACTGCAACTTAGCGTGTATATTTTGTACAGCAAGTAGTAGCGATAAAATAGTTAAGATAACAGAATCTTTGGCTCCAGACGATAAACCAAGCCGTTGGGAAGGGGCTGTCAAAACTTTAAAACAACGTGAAAAAGATTTCGGGATAAGTTTTGATCCTACAGTTGTTGATTATATTAAACGAAATATAAAAGATTTAGAGCTACTTAAATTTACTGGTGGCGAGCCCTTCCTTAGTAAAGACGTATTAGAGATATTGACACTTGTAAGTGATTTAAAGCCAGAAGTTGAAATTAAAATTACAACTAACGGAACTGTAATTACTAAAGAATTTTATCCTATACTTAAAAAAATGAAAAAGACCAGCATTAAGTTTAGCATAGACGCAGTTGATGATTTGTATTCTTATATTAGATTTCCTAGTAAATGGCCTCAATTTCAAAAACGAATTGAAAACAATATGAAACATTTACCAGATGTTAATTTTAACGTTAATTGTCTAATTACTAATATGAATCTTGAACAGATTCCGAAGATAAGAGACTGGTATAAAGATTTAGAAAGCAAATATAGTAATCTGAAATTTATTATTATAGATCCAAATTTAAATCCTATAGATAATGAAAGTAGTTTGTATATGATGGACCCAGAAGTTCTTTTACAAATTAAAGAAAAGTTAAAAGAAGAAACCCAAGATTGGGATATGTCTTGTCATACAGATTCTCAAATTTCTAACGTATACAAAAAAATAGACGATGCTGTGAAAAATAATTTATTTGCTATAAAGGAAAAACATTATTCTAAGATTTGTCGTCTTGAATTCATACGTCAGAATAAAATTAGAAATACGAATATATCTAGTGTTGTAGAACCTATTACAAAGACATTCTTTGAACAACTAGAATTAGGAAAATACGATTAATGAAAACAATTGCAGTATTTGGGTGTAGTTTTACAGCAGGACATGGCGGAACAAAAAGGCGTTGGGTGAACTGGCCTGCAGAAATGGCTCTGCATACGAACGATGAATATAAGATTGTAAACTGTGCTCGAGGTGGTACGAGTATGCTATATTCTTTACATATGCTAGACACATATCTTAAAAATTTCCCAAAGCCTGATTTAGTACTATTTCAGTTTACTACTGATGCTAGAGTTTCTTGGATTTCTGATCATTACGGTCAAAAAGACTACACTAAAGTCTTTAATGTATATCCTTATTTAGATTTTCTAGAGAAAGAAGGCAGCGACACCGAAAAATACGGACATTTAAAAAATGTATACCGAATGTATCCAAAAGATAATGTTCGATTTGGATTTATGACTGCTGGCGGTTCTATAAAGGGAACTGAAAAATTAGCAAAGTTGTATTACGGTACAGTTGGAAGAAACTTACTTACTCCGACAGAAACTGATGCAATGTTTTCTCATGTTAAATTTTTATGTAAAGATATACCTCATCTAACAATTACTCATTCTAAACGTATGTATCAAGTAGCAAGCGACTATATGATTAATAATATTGATTTAGATTTTGAAACTGAACTAGGTGGAGAATATTTCTGGAACAACGTAATAGACGATGGTAAACATCTCAGCGAAGAAGCAATCGAGAAAATAGGAAAAATAGTATACGATAAGTGCGTAGAAAGGAAATATCTATGAATCAACCGATGCCCTTACAACCTAGAGATAAATGGCCTGAACATTTAGATCGACAACTGCCAAAGTATTTTAGTGAAGCAGAAGTTATCCCAGACTTTTTTACAGACGAGGAACTCGACGAATGCTTGTTTCAAGTGTTTAGAACATTTACTAGACACAGACATTACGGCGGCGGAACTTTTAAAATGGAAAAGTTTGATTCGTCAGCAATATGGAAATTAGTGTATCCAAAACTAAAAGAGCATATACCGTATATTAGAGAAGACGATATCCTAGACGGCAATGGTTATATTACTGCAACTAACTACGCATTGCACATGGATAGTTGCAACCCAAGTGTATACTTTAATAGTAATCAGATTGCTATTAAGAGTTTCTTAGTACCATTATTTGTGTGCCAACCTAATAGTATACAAGGAGAGCGCGATGCTAGCTTTGTATTATTTAAAAATAGGCTATTGGGATGGGAGTGTAACTTTAGTAACGGCGAAAGCAATAATGTAAACATGACTTATCAAAAAAACGTTACTAGTTACGACGGATTACCTTGGGTAGACGCTAAAGGTAATCGTATGGATATTGATACATCTAAATTACACGAAAGCACCGCAAGCATTTATAATGATCATTTAAAACAATTACCAGAAGAAACATTTTATGGCATGGAAGTTGAAAGTGTATTGCCATATAAACCAGGTAGCATTTTGATGTTCGACCCTTATCAGCCGCACGTTACTGGCAACAAAGACTGGAGTAAAACAAGACTCAAAGGTGGCATTCGTTTCAACATCCAGAGAAGAATAGAAAATCTTTAACTTGACTTACATTATATTGATGTTATAATTAATGTAAGAGGAAATATAATGAACGATTTAGTTGAAAAATTAAAATCTAGCAAAAACAACTATATATTCGATAGTATCGAGTATATTAATAAACAATTCCCTAACAGAACAACAGAAATAGATAAATGCTACAGAGATTTATCCTATGTTATTGATTATTTTATAAACGCTATTGCAAACGAAGAAGATATAAGAGAAAGTGCAATACTCATTGGTTCTAAATTCTGGCATCGCGGTGAGCGTCAAATTGTTCATACAGAAGTTGAATTTAGAGTGTATGATTATCTAGCAGACTTAGTTTCGGATGATATTCCTTCATTGTCTTATAAAATATTAGACTTTGTCGATTCATTAAAGCTTGCACTTAATAAAGGTCCGTATCTTAAAGAACCTAACATTCGAAACACAGATACTACTGAGCAATTATTTGTGTTAGCAAATAACAGACATAATTGGAAACCTTTAGAAGGAAATAAACCTTCTAAGGAAGATTTAGAAATAATTTTAAATGCGGCATCAGGATTAACACCGGCGTTGTCTAACGAATACAATTATAGAGTAGACGAAGTTCCGGATTATCTAAAACAAACTGTCTATAATAGTATTATTCAATGGTCAAAATCTGCACTTGAATCAGGAAATCCGGGATACGCTAAAGATAGAAACGAACAACTGTTAGCACCTTTAGTATTGTGCTTTTCTTTGAGATACAACAGAGAAAACAAATTATTATATCAAATGTCAGGTGATATGACCGAACGCGATGCAAATATAATAAACTTAGGATTCTGTGCATGGCATACAATTTTAACAGCAGAATCTTTAGGATATAAGACAGGAATTTGTCAGTTCAGTGGATGGAAGAGAGAAAAAGTTAAGGATGTGCTAGGATTATACTCAGACGAACCTCAGTCAGATTACTTAACAGAACGTAACGGTGAATGTACGTTTATGCCAATGCTTATGGTTTGTATTGGAACTTCAGGACGAGTTAATAAAAATACTCGTTTAATAAAAAAAGAAAATATTGTAAACAGATTAAAATTTAACACTCAGGAAACTCTCGATGCCTGAAGATTTGAAATGGTCAAAATATGACTTTACTAAAATACCTTTTGAAGACATTACCGAGTTCGGACAACGTACTCTTCTTTATAGAGATATCTTTACTGTTAGTTGGCTTCTTGGCAGGTTTTGCAATTATCGTTGCAGTTATTGTTGGCCTTACGCTAGATCGGACAGAAAAGACCACAGGCCTACAGAACTATGCTTACGAACAATCGATGAAATAAAAAGACAAGCACGTGAGAACGGATTTAATAGTTTCCACTTTAGTTTGTCCGGCGGCGAGCCTACGTTTCATCCAGGATACTTAGATATTTTAAAGCATCTAGCTGACGATGTTCCTAATACTAATTATACTAGTATTCACATGACAAGCAACTGTAGTCGTCCAATGAAATGGTTTGAAGAATACGTAGAACGTGCAAAACCTTTTCACCGTGCTAGTATAACAGCAAGTTTGCATACAGAGCATTTAGATACTGTAGAAAAATTACAAGATTTTGCTGACAAACTAATATTCTGTCAAGAGCATGATGTACAAGTAACTATTAACATGGTAATGGTACCTGAATGGTTTGAACGTGACTGGGAAAATGCATTGTTCTTCCACGAACAAGGCATAAACGTAACGCTAAAGCCTCAAAGCGACCCTACAGCAAGCAGAGTTGTTGATGGTTACACAGAAGACATGTTAAAAAGACTGCACAACGGCATGCCGCAACGTGCGTATACAGAGTCTAAACGTAAGTGGGCAAATAGGCCTAAAGCAACATTCGAAGTGCCTGCAGGAGTTGATGGTAAAATGGATGCTAGTATTCCTTGGCACATGCAAGTAGAGTTTACTGATAAAGATGGCAAGAAGTGGTATATGGACCAGGCAGAAAGATTTAATGCGTTTAACTTTAATAAATTCAAAGGATGGAGTTGTAACGCAGGATACCAAGGCATTATCATACGTGAACCTGATGGCAGTATAAAACGAAGCTATAGCTGTCACGATGCTCCTCTTGGAAACATAGAGACAGGCTTTAAACTGTTTGACGCTCCGATGCCTTGTATTACAGAAAGTTGTGTTAGCAGTGCTGATAGTAAGATTCCTAAACGTAAGATCCTATAAATACATATGCAACAAGGAAACGCAATAATGGAAATTACTAACACCGACATTAAAAAGGCAATTATACGAGCACAGCATTGCCAACGCAATTGGGATTTATCTAAGGAAATTCCTGAAGATGATATTCAACTAATAATTGATGCTGCAACTCAGTGCCCGAGTAAACAAAATTCTGCATTTTACAATGTATATGCTATTACTGATAGAAATATCATTGAAAAAATACACGAACACACTAGCGGATTCTACATAATTCCTAAAGAACAAACAGTTACAAATTCTCAAACTTTAGCTAATCTTTTATTAGTATTTACAGCTATGGATAAAAAATCAAAGCGTGTAGAAGAAAAAATAGAGAAATACGGAGACAATGAAGCAGTTGTTACTAGAGATACGCACATGGCAGTAGGAGTAGCAGCAGGGTTTGTTAATGTAACTGCATCACTTAAAGGATACAATACAGGATGCTGTGCATGTTATGATTCAGGCGCTCTCAAAGAGATTTTAGATATTAAAGAAGAGCCGTTATTATTAATGGGTGTAGGCTTCAAAAGCGACAAAAATAGACTTGTCCATCATAAAGACGATAGTATTGTTTTTCCTGCTATTAAAAAGGAACCTATTAAAGTTACTCGTATTCGATGATAGAAAGTGAAGACTATATTCGGCTGCATAGTCAGCCGTTACAACCTTTAGATTTAAAAGTTGACGTAACTGAATTTCATAACTACATGAATGAAGTTAAATATGCTTTTAGAGCCTGGGGCGAGAAAAATAGTCACTATTTAAGATATGGACTTCCATTAGTGAATAAAAACGGAAGTAGTTATAATAACCCGGAACCTACTTGCTACCCTTTAGATGAGTGGGCAAGGAAGTTTCCTGAAAGCGAACAAAGCGAATGGGTTGATAGAAAATTTACAGAACATACTGAATTTTTAAATCACAAATGTTTTAACAGCATAAATGCTATTAAGCATTGTATGGTAA